ATTGCAGCTGCATTATTAAACGACATCTCAATACGGCTGTCTTTAGAGCCCTTAAGTGCTTTTAGGTATGCAGGTGACTTTGTGTCCAAGTTAGCGAACATTGTCTTACGTACAGTGTTACCAGATATCTCATGGCGAATACCATCCACGTCAATCCAAGTCGCACCTTCACCAGTCTGACCATTATTGTTAACAGCTTGCTGGACTGCGTTAGTCAAGGCTACTTGCTGTGCCTCACGGTTCACTTGCTTTTTACGTGTTGCTAACGCCTCATTCTTATACTGTTCAACCCAGATAGGTTTTAAACCCCTCTTTAAGCCTTCTTCAGTAATCTTGTTGGCAAGGGCGTTGACACTGTTGACAAGCCCCTTATCTGCTAACTCTGAGAGCGCTGCACGGCTATCCATCTCCCAGCGATTAGCTAGGCGTGTGTTGTAGTTTGAGCGCATAGAGTTGATACTCTTCTCATACGCAGGAGTACCAGCTATGTCATGCTTGTTTGATTGGGCAAACTTCCAGCCAAAGTCACTCTCTTTGTCATCAGCAAAGTATCCGTATGCAGCAGCATTCAATGCCTGTAAGCTCGGCTTAGTTGCGTCTGTATCTCCCTTTCGGAAAGACGCTGCCAATAATATATCGTTGGTCTGCTTAGCAGCTTCCTCAAACGTTATATTACCAGCCTTGTATTGCTTATGAACCTCATCAACCAGCGTATTAGATGCTGCGATGTATCCCTCGGTCTTCTTGTTGTTCTGTATCTTAACAGCGACACCAACTGCATTCTCGAGGTAGTTCACCTTCATAACCCCTAAGGAGTTCTGAAGTGCTGGAGAAGAGAAGCCACCATATCGGTTGCTAAACTCTTCATCGATAATCTCTTGTACCTTCTCAGGTGACTGGTCGCGCAACTTAGGCTCCAGCCCCGTCTTAAAATTAACGAAGTCTGCCGCAGCAGCCAAAGCCGTCTCTTTCTCAACTGTCTCTATCTCAGCTTGAGTCGCTCTACGAGATTCCTGAATAGCGAGATTACGTACATCGCCAAGGGCTCCTTCAAGAAGCCTAGCGCGTAATTCAGCGTCTGTAGGTGTAGATTGTTCAGGCTGAGAGTATGTGTTTACAGGAGCAGCTTGGGGTTGCAAAGCAACTTGTGACCGCAGTCCGTCTACTTGTACCCGTGCCATTTAAATTCCTTTATTTACTTTAATTTAGCTATCTGCACTCGGTTAGACTTTGCAACGTCAAGTGCATCCTGTCCTTGTTGGGCAGCGTAATATGAAGTACCAGCATTCAAAGCGATACCAAGCATGGCATCACCAGCTGATGGAGCATATCCTTTTTGAACTGAATTAACTCGGCTTTTGAACGTAGCTTGAGTGCTAGTCTTTTGATCCTCGAGTTGCATTTTGGTGTTCTCGAAATTACGAGAGATAGTGTTCTGAGCCACACCTTCTTGACGTGTTAAATCGTTTAGTAAGGCAGATACTGAGTTACCAGAGACACCTGCTTCACCTGCAGCAGTCTGTGCTCGACCTTGGAGCCTCAAAGCCTCAATCATCTTAGCGAATGAGTTCTGAGCCTTAGCATCACTCTCTTGTCCTATACGACGATTGAGTGACCTGTTTTCATCTTGGAAGGCGGTGAATGAATTATTTACATTCTCACGATAAGCGGCGTTCTGGCGATTAGCTGCATCAACAGCAGCGTTCTGTTGTTGAATGCCCTGTAGTACAGACGCGCCAGCCGCCAATGCTGGATTGCACATTTAGAATCCTTTATGTTTGGCAAATTCAATGAATGGGGCTGGGTTATGACCATGCTGAGGTATCTCCCTAATAAAGGAAAATCCCAGCCACTTAAGCCAGCGAATACTTAGTTTGTTTTCCGCATATACGTAGTTATACAGCAGGTCATAGCGCTCATTTATACGCTCGACCCACTTCTCAGATTCGGGCAAAAACTGCCGCGCTACTTTAGATAGCTCATCTGAAGCTAACAGCCACGGAACACCTATGTTTGTGGAGATTTCACCCACACCGAACATACCGATTACCTCACCGCTGTCAGAGATGATAGTATTGCTTTCTATGCTGCTGTCGTAAGAAAAACGCAACGCCTCTAAAGGTGTCATATTGTGACTATGCCACACCTCTAGGGCGTCTTGTTTTCTCATCTTTGGAGCTAAGACATCGGCATCTTCAGGAACTGAAGTGCGATAATATGCCATTACTGTCTTGTAGACCTTAGAGTGTAATAACCTTCCCACTCTGCTGACTGGAATGCACACGGTAGGAAAGAGTCACTTTCAATTGTGATACCTACCAAGTCACTCTTAGCCAATACAGGAAACTTGAATGTTCCTGTTTCGATAGGGAGACGGTTAATAGTGTTGTTAGAAGAACCGACCACACGTCCAGTGAATACTAGAGTGCTTACGTTTCGACCTCTGGGTTCAACGCTAACCTTGAAGAAGCCTGTGTCGTAATAGACAACAGCCATACCCCGTAGTTGCAGACGCGCGGTTGTGATTGGTTCGTTTTCCCGCTTCATTACAATTTCAGAGAACCTGTATTTGAAGATAAATGGTGTGCCACCCCAGACTGCCCCTCGTTGGATAGCGGCTGCTAGAGTAGCTTCCCAATTCAAGTCTGTCTGTTTAATCACTAAGCCATCGTAAGTAACGAAGATTGCATTTGGGTCTGTGTACGGCATAGTGGTCATGCCACCAGCTGTGAGCTTAACCCTACGATCTAGGTTGATACCAAAGTTGTTCACAGTATCAGCCTGAGCGCTGTCTCGAGATAAGTTAATAACCTCAAGGTGTACCTTGTCTCCACGCTTCACCATTATATAAATCTGGCTCATGTTGAAGTCTGCGTTCAGCACTTCACCTTCAAAAGTCCAGCGTGACCATGAGGACTGCAACTTCTCAGTTGTACCCCAGTAGTAACGGTAGACATAAAGCGCATTAGGGTCATCATCTGTGATTGCTAGCAGCATATCTTCGTTAGAAGAGGCTGTGAGCTTCTTGATCTCGCCTAAGATGTATCGAGGACAGTGTGAGGTTACATCAACAGCGTTGGCGTTAGCCTCAGTGTTCTGCTCAACGAAGTACTCTCGCACACCAGACCATGTACCACGGCGTGTAGCAAAGAACACAAATCGACCAGCAGCCACAGGCTTGGAACGTAGTGATGCCTCAAACTGAGTAGCAACGTCAATTGCAACCGTCTCAGGCGTCAATAAATCGCCAGCAGATAGGTTGAACTGCGTTAGGTCAGAGAACATCAGCAATGACTTGTTGAAAGGTACAGCATGCTTCAGGATTGACACTTGGTTGTTAGACACAGCCACATCAATTGGGTTGTTATCCAACAGCGTCAGAACTGTCTTAGGGAAGAAGTTGTAGTACTCTCCAGCCTCGCTGAAGATCACATTCTCATCACTAAGGAAACCTAAGCGGTTGCGGTGTAGAAAAATATCATTGATCTGCTTATCTACAAACGTAGGGAGAGGGCTTGTAACCTCATCCCCTGCCTCGCGGTCATCCCATACCCCAGCCTCGAATACAAACGTCCCATCAGGCTGTTTAACGAGCTGGTGAGGCATTGTAGAAGCATCAAACCCTAATGGAATACCATCAGCGATTGTTTCCTTCCATACGTAGTTACCAGCCCCATCAGGCGACTGTAAGGATACGTAGTAATCATCTTCTTGGCTTTTGGCATCACCCTGAATCTTAATTAAGAAGTCAGGACGACCTGTAGGTGGTAAGTCATAGAAGTCAGGTGTCTGACCTTTGAAGCCCTTGAGGAATGTGTTTCCTCGAGAGTCTTCCACAGAGATTGTGAATGACTGACCATTCTTACCAGACAACCAAACTACGCTGCCATACAACGCCCATGCAAAGCTGCCACTAGGTAAGCTAGCTGCCATTGCATTGTACAGTTGGGTAGCAATGTTGTTGGTCTTAACATCTGACTGGTTTGCAGCAACACTCGCATCTTTTGTAGTATATGAGAATGTTGATGTTGATCCGTTATACGTGATGTTGATCTTGTAATCAGTTAGATAATCACCCTGCTTAACATAGAATAATGCTTCCTCTTGCCTGACAGGAGACAAGTCGGGGCGCATTGTGATGATCTTAGCTTTGTTAACCACAAAGGTGTAGTCGGCAATAGAAGTAGCAGTTAGCTGACGCTGAGCGTCTGTCATCCCGCTTAAATATGTAGTGTTATTTGTAACTGTGCGCTGCACCCCATATTGGTCGAACACCCTAACGACCCCATTGGTGCTAATAATCATTATATAGAATTCACTCTCATCCCTACGGACAGTGTGAATGAAAGCGCCTTCAGCATCCGCAGCATCCATAATCTCAGCTACGAACTCAGAGCTTGGACGTTTGCGAAGACCCTCCACCACAGTAGAAAGCCCATTCTCTTGTAATTCGGCTTGAGTCTTCAGACGGAGGGAAGGGGGTTGCTGAGAGACGCCGTTAATCAGGTTAGGTATCGATTCCGATATAAGCGGCATGTCTCATCCTTAGTTAATTTTATGGCTGATGCTTCGGTCTAACACCCGTGCAACACCATAGTTATCAAAGATGCTGTAGTCGGCTGTATCAGCCTCTGCATCTCGCATTTCGACCCAAGCACGCATCTCATCCTTTTCTTGGAAGCCATGCAGCTCGGCTGAGCCTACAGCTCGGTCTTGGAATACTCGAGCAGCCTTAAGCGTCACAAAGCGCCTTGCTGCTTCTGGAAGCTCTTCAAAATCTAATAGAAGAACCATGTCTACCTTAACGTTCTCACCAATAATAAAGGTGTGATTGTTACGGTCATAAAGTTTGCGACCTCGTTGAATTAGGTCACGGTCTGACTGCCCAGCGATCTGATCGACTTTAAGGCAGTTAGAGGGAATTGGGACTTCGCCATTAGCTATCTGAGCTAGTGTGAAGTTGATTTCAGTATTGAAATGCCAGCCTTGGGACTGCACATCTCTGCTTGTAGCATCTAAGATGGTTTCAGCCATCTCCGCATCCACCAGACCCGATGTAAGCGAGTTAACAGGTGCGTCACCGATGCTTGAGAGCATAATGTTTACGGCTTCAAGTTTAGTGGTAGGAGTCATGGGTTACCTATGGTGAAAAAATAGGGGAACCCCTTTTCAGAGATTCCCCTAGTTTGTTTAGGCGCTGACCAAAGCGATAGCGCAAGCAGGACGGAGCACGTTGTGACCCATCGCGTACTTAGCGACCATCAATGTACCTTGGCGCTCGATCTGGTACTCAGCTTCCACACCCAAGTCCATCAACTTGACAGTAGCGGCAGCATCAGGAGTGAAGATCAGACCTTTAATGGCGCTGAAGTCAGCCTTGTACTTACCAGTACGAGTTGAGGTAATGGGAGCGGCATCGCCGTCTGACAGAGTTGTGCTCTGGTCAGTTTGTGGCAAGTGGTTGCTCATCATCACTGGCAAGCCAGCAATAACAGGAACCATCGCACCAGCGGTAGAGCCAACACCACCAACGTCACGGTTCAGCCATGCAGCCTTCGTGATGTCAGAGACGTTCAGCAATGCGTAGTACTGCTCAGGAGGCAGAACGACAACAGCGTTCTCAGTAGGAACGTTCTTGGTGGCGAACTCTTCAACAGCCTTATAGATTGCAGCAACAATCTTCTGGGGGTCTGTAGAGTCACCAGCAACAGTACCAATGGTCTGGTTGCTAGTGTAGATTTCGTCATCAAAAGCTGAACCGAATTCGGCAGCAGCCTGAGTGCCGTTCGTAATGAACGCAGCTTTTGCAACAGTACGGAACACGTTGCGGTCAGCTTGACGTGCCAATGCAGTACCTGACTCCTTAGAGTAGATGCCACGCACATCATAGTGGTTCATAGCTTCATCGATGTTTGCAACGAACACTGGGCTGATGAGCAAGTCATCAACAGTAACGATGCGCTCACCATGCTTTACCTTGCCTGGGTCAATCATAGCCCCAGGTGTGTGATATGTAGCAGATGCATAGCCCGTGAGTGGGAAGCTGGCTGATTTGCCCTTAGAGATTGTACGAACACGGTGCAAGCCCATGCCGATGTTGGTGTGCTCAAATGCGGTGAGAACTTCACCAGCGAAGAGTTTTAGAAAGAGGTCGCGATCATCGCCAGCGGCGTTAGTCTGACCCAGACGGGAAGGTGAGTAATCTGGCAAAGCCATTATGTGTTTTCCTTACAAAAAAGTGGAATGAGAAAAAAGAGCATGACGCTCGGTTTCTTAACACTCAGACTTTCTTGCAATGCCTCGATACAGGATTGTCCTCCGCAGAGGGTCAAGACCTACTAAATTGCTCAAAATTCATCGTATTAAAAAGAGCCCCCAACGCAGAGCATCAGGGGCTTTAAGATTTCATCAGGAGTTACAGGATGGAGGAGTTCTTTAATTTAGAAGCCACCATCTGTCGATATGCGGGATCACTCGAGTATCTCGGGTCATTCATCTCTCGCGTCATTTCTGCGATTGATTGGTACGACCCCGCTGAAGGTGTATTTGTTTGTCCATAGACCATACTATTGGATAACTTACCTGCTTCAGAACGGTAACGAGCTGCTAATCCTTGGATGGCAAACATTGCTTGGTCGAAGTTGCTAGTATTCAAATTTGCATTGAATGCTGCTTGTTCTCGCTCGCTGAGGTTGTTTGCTGCCCAGCTAATCATCTGATTATATTCTTGCTCACCACCAATGACTGAGTACGCTTCTTGGCGCATGTCATCCATGATGGCAGATTGCCCTTCGATATACTGGTCAACCACGTTTCGTGGGATACCAGCTTCTTCTAAGGCGTTATATGCGTTATCTGATAAGCCACCATTTTCATAGTACTCACTTGCAAACGCATCAAAGTCGAGGTTCTTTTCTTCCGCTAAAAAATCAGCGACTTCATCCTGTGCTAGTTCTAGATCGAACTGCTCATCAGGAACCTCTTCAATTTCTTCTTGACCCCCAAGACGCTTTTCAAGCTCTGTGTAAGCCTGAGCCATGTCTTCGATACTTTTAAACTTCTCTGGTAACCAATCTGGTCGTTGAGCGTTCGCAGCTTCGGCAGCAGAGGAGGGATCACCTCCTTCCGCTACACGAAGTAATTCTGCTTGTTGCTCAGGGGACTCAGGTTTTTCACCTTCGTAAGTGTTGATAATCTCAGCCACTATATACTCCTGAAATGTATAGAATTTTTATTTCTTTTTCTTCTTTGCTAGCTCTGCCAACCCACGCCCAGCACCATATTTGTTATATGCTTCTGAACCTTTTTGGTCGATATTGCCCTCAAAGAGACGCTTAAACGAACCACCGAAACCTTCACTGTTTGAAGCAGCCAACCCTGCTTTCTTTAGACCAGCTTCTGTTAAATCCGCTGTCATTACAGAGCTGTTTACTTCACCCAGCTTTGACACTCGTTCTGACATGCCACCGTCAAAATTAACGCCTACAGCTTTTAAGGGCGAACCTACAAACTTGGTGTCTGTATTGGCTTTAGCCGCTGTGCCAGCATTTGCCTGAGATGCTACCGTTGTGACTGATTTAACAGGCGTAGATTTCTTCTCTGCTGCCTTTTGTATCGGCTTCAAACGTGCCTCACGTCCCTTAAGTTGGCTAATGGGTTTCTTAGCCGCCTTGGGCTTGTCTATGGTTGGAGCCATATTTCGGCGGCGTGCCAGCTCTGCGTCTTCACCTGTGTTTAAGCCTTTAGAGTATGTTGCAGCTGTCACACCAATTGTAGCTTTTGCACCAATCTTTAAAGCAGCACCTAAACGGGAAGTCTGTGCCCTAACTGGGGCAGCTTTAGGTGCTGGTAAGCGTGCACGAGGCACTTCTTCAACCATAGGTAGGGGCTTTTTAACGTAAGTACTAACTCGAGAACCGTTCCCGTTATTCCCCAATTTTGGCTGATTCATTCTATATTTTGTTGCCATTTTTAACCTTGTTCTGGAGGCTTCATAGCCGCCGAAGCAATTGCAGGAGCTGCACGTTCAACAGAGTTTGCAGCCATTTGAGCCATCATCATTTGTTGTTGTTGCTGCTGTGCCATTTGCGCCTCGTATGCTTTCTGTTCTGGTGATTTGACTAAGCCCTCAATCTCAATCCCAAGGGATGCACCAAGGCGACTGATGTAGTCGTCAATGTTCATCTCTCGAGCAATTACGTCAGCACCTAAGGGCTGCAGGAATTTCAAGAATGAGGCGAGCTTGTTCAAGTCTTGTCCTCGACCTAAAGCCTCTAAACCAGTAATGATCTGGGGCTTCACAGCGCCTTTCGGCATTGGAGGAACCTTACCTTGAAGCTCAAGTCGGTTCATAATCAAACCAATGAATGGAAGTTGAAGCTCTTGACTTAGGATTGAGTAGACACCACCAAGGGCGCTCTCGAGTTCCTGAGCCATGAACCGTACTTCTTCAGCAGTCACCCGCTCAGCATCGCGCTGAACTGAGGTGTTGAGTAAGAAAGCAAATGCAAGGCGCTCAGTGATCTGACGGGCAGTCTCTTGTGAAACCCTAAAGTCAGCCTGTTTATTGAGCTGCAATGTAGTTACATCGTCTGCTGAGCCTTGTACAAAAGCACCATTAGGGGCTTTAGCCAGCGCTTGAATCTTTGTAGTGCCATTGGGTCGAACGAGGAACAGGAGCTTTGCAGCTGCTGCTGATCCCTCGACAATTGCTTGTGTTAAGGCTTCTAATGAAGCCAGATCACCAAAGTATTCTTCAACATATCCACGCCCATAGTCTTCACCGTCCACGCGAATAAATCGCAGAGGAATGAAGGGACTCTTATCGAGCGCCACTTCAGCCATAGATGATGGGATTGTCACACCATTACATTCCTGCAGGATAACCCAACGGTCATCTCTACGGACACATGAGGTGTATAAATCGACACCCTTTTCTAAGGTGTCATTCCCAGCCAATCCACAGGCTACTTGAGACTCCATAGGGAGCATCATTGGGGAGATATTTTCTTTTGTATGTACTTCTAATACATTTCCCATCGCATCGCGTTTTACTACGAAGCGGTCTAGTCTAAAGACACGTACACCACCCTCAGGGGGTACGAAGAGCAATGAGTTGCCAGTTACGATTAGAGCACGAAGTGCCTCATAGATTGGAACACGGGCAGCAGTAGTTTCGATTTCCTGCATCCCAACTCGTTCAATCTTAGACAGTCGTGCCTCAATTTCACCACGCTGTTTAGGTGCGATTAACTGGACAGTCTGCTCGTCAATCGTGAGCCTATAAAAGGGAGCGTTAGGAGGAAGTAATGCTAAGAGCAACTTTGACGCGAGATTATTTACACCTCGAGCGCCTACAGATTGAAATGGTGTAGAAAAAGTAGTTGCTGATGTTGTTCCTGCCTGAGGCAAGAGTGTCGGAACAGTGAGTTCCGCTGCTCTGCGTCCACGCTCTAAGAACGGTAGACGCTCCGCTTCCAATTGAGCGTAACGATGGGCAACCGATTGCTGAGTTTGAGCCATCAGTTGATTATTCATTTATTAACCTCGAGTACTAGGTATGTTCAGTCCTGATCGACCATCACCACCTACGTTGGCTCTGCCAACTGCCAAGTCCACTTTAAATCGATTACGGTTGTTGCCGTTCATCATTCGTGCCTGTTTTGCACGGGATGCACGACTTGAGCCACCTTCGCTTGCTACAGCGTTAGCAGGGGCTGATGCTACAGCAGGGGCTACCGATACTGCAGCAGCTGTAGGTCTTGGTTCTGCTTTTGGAGCGGGTTGACCGCCACCTCCACCACCACACATATTATTCTCCTTATTGAGGAATCTGTAAGCCAGACGATGTCGAGCTTGCTCCCATTGGCTTTGAATCCACACGGTAGCGTTGTTTACCCCGTGCGCGAGCGCGATTAGTTTTTGATGCACTACCATATTTCGCAGCCAACTCTGGCTCAGCACTAGCTGCTGGCGCTGGGGCTCCTGCGGGAGTTTCTGGTGTTTCTGGTGCTGGAGGGCTATCCATGAGACACATATTAATCTTCCTGTTCAAACAGTTGTTTAAGAAAATCGACAACACTCCTTTGTCCCTGTAAGTAAGATATTTCCCGCTCCGTAATAGTACTAGAGCGGGGGAGTGTATCGGGGTACGTTACTTCTAAAAAAGCCAGCAATTCCTTAGTTAAGGGTGGCTTACGTGAATTGAATTCCATATTAACGTCCGATAACGGGATTATGTTTCTGTTTACCAGCCCCAAGCCCCTGCCATACCGTCACTTGAGTAATCAGTAACAGTACCTTCAAAGAAGTTTTTGAAGCTGTCGCCTGAAACAATCCAATCAAGCCAAGGTAATGGGTTCTCTTTGATATCCCAATTAGGCTTTAAACCAAGCTGGGTAAGGCGTCTGTCGGCTATATATCGAATGTAATCCTTGACATCTTTCGCCGTAAGACCTTCAATTTCACCCGAAGCGCTATAAGCCAAATCGATAACCTTATCTTCCAGAGCCACGGCATCCCGAAACATCTGGTAAATGTCCTTTTTAAAATCATCCGTAATAATCCTAGGGTGTTCTTCGCAATACTGACGGAATAATTGTGTCATCCCCTGTACGTGCATGGTTTCATCCCGAATAGACCATTCGACAATCTCACACATACCCCGCATCTTGCCGAAGCGTTGATAATTGAGCAGCATTACAAAGGCTGAGAATAGACTCATACCCTCATTACACGCTGATTGAGCTAAAGCCTTAGCTAATCCAGCCTGTGTGTGTACGTCTGCACTTTGCATGAATTCGATCTTTTGACGCATCTCATCATATTCCAAGAATGCCCGATACTCCTCTTCAGGAAGACCTAGGGTGTCATTCAGTAATGCATAGGCGCGTTGATGTACGAATTCGCGGTTTACGAACGATGTAAGCATCGCCCGAATTTCATTGTTTTTGAACTTTGGCAGGAACTGATCAATGTAGTTCTCACCGACTGCTACATCTGATTGAGTAAATAATCGCAGAATAGAGGTGATGTGCTTGCGTTCTGCAGCGCTCAGTGCGTTGCCTTTCCACTGGGAGACATCCTCTTGGAGCTTAGCTTCCCATTCTCCCCAGTGAATTTTTTCATGTTGTACTGCCAACTCGACAGCCCAAGCATATTTGAAGGGCTTAAAAGTGACGCTAGGAGCTAATAAACTCATTTAGAACCTTTTTGTTTCAGGAATTGATGTAATAGATGCCCAAAGGCATCGACTTCCTGCTCACTGTGATCTGTCAGCCCCATTGTGAATTTAATGGCGTGGACAAGCTCGTGGCAGAATGTTTGTTCTTTTGCTTGTTGGTTTAGTTCTTTGCGTAAGGTGATAGTAAAGGTTTGCGGATTGGTGCAACCTAAGTCGTCCATCCCCGCAACCTCTACTACTTTCCAAACACAGCCAGCCAATGCGAACTGTTTAGGAATCATTTTTACCCGTGACAGGCGAGACAGTCGTCGGCATCCCTTAGTGCATTGCGTGAGACCTTCTGGGACACTTTCTCTGCTACTACCCCTGCGCTTGTGCGGAGGTAATACAGTCCCTTCAAGCCGCCTTTGTAAGCTCGTAAGTGGACACTGTTTACATAAGATTTATCGCTACCAGCAGGGAAGAACAGGTTCACACTCTGCCCTTGGCAAATGTACTGCTGTCGATGTGCAGCTTGGTCTACTACCCAACCTTGATCCAGCTCGAAAGCAGTCTTGAAGACATCCTTTTCCCATTCAGTGAGTTGTACAATATCTTGTACAGAACCCTGTGCTAGGACGATTGAACGCCACGTTTCATCATCGTTAATACCATGTTCTTGAAGAACGGCTTCAAGGTGCTTGTTTTTGACGAGGTGCGCTCCTGCACGAGTGCGATGAGTATAAGCATTGCTTTTCCAAGGCTCGATACTAGGAGAGCAGCCAGCAATAATACTGCTGTTAGCGTTAGGTGCGATAGCAAGCAAATGAGCATTACGCCTTCCAGTGCCCACCATATCAGGAGCTTCACCTTTTGTACGACCCAATTCCATACTTGCAGTAACGGCGTCATCTTTGATCCTTTTGAAAATCTGTCGGTTAGCAGAGACAGCCAAAGGAGATTCCCAAGGCAGCATCTGCTTCTGTAGATAGCTGTGAAAACCCATAGCTCCCAAACCGATAGAGCGCTCCATTTGGGCACTGTATCTAGCTCGGCTGATGCTATCGGGGGCATTGTCGATAAAGTACTGGAGTACATTATCCAAGAACACTACAAGGTCACCAACCATCGTGGTGTCTTTCCAGTCGTCGTAGTACTCTAGATTAACTGAGGACAGGCAGCACACCGCTGTACGGTCTGCGCTAGTCGCTAAATGGATTTCATTGCAGAGGTTGCTGCCGTGAATCTTAAGCCCTAAATCCTTTTGGGTTTGAGGGAGTGCTGCATTAGCATTGTCAATAAAGTTTAGGTATGGTTCACCAGTGCGGAAGCGGGTCTCTAAGATACGCTGCCATAAGTCTCGTGCGGTGATAGTATCGCGCACAGTTTTGTCATTAGGGTCAATCAAATCCCAAGGACGATCATTCTGTACCGCCAACATAAACTCATCAGTGATGTTGATGGCATTGTGAATATTGAAACACTTTCTGTTTGCATCCCCACCTGTAGGGACACGAATATTCAAGAACTCAATAATGTCAGGGTGGCTGACATCCATATAGGCTGCATACGAACCTTTGCGGGTTGTGCCCTGTCGGTATGCGGTCATGTCTGAATCAACTGTTTTCAAGAATGGGATAGGGCTAGGTGCAACATTACTTGTTGAGCGTACATCGCTCCAGTGTCCACCCACTCCACCGCCCTTAACAGACAACCAGCGCAGCTCTGAGGTGTGATCAATTAGACCCTCTAACGTGTCTGGGACATACGCTAGAAAGCAGCTAATAGGTAGACCACGAGCTTTGCCGTTTGGCTGTTCAGGGGCATTAGAGAGGATTGGTGAGGCGTACATGAACCAGCCCTTAGAGGCGTAATCATAGATACGCTGAGCCATGTCCATGTCGCCAGCACTAAACGCTACTGCTGCGCGAGCATAGGCTTGCTGAGGTGACATTTCGCTAGGGAGTAAATAGTAATCCCGTAGCAGTTTTGTTGCTTGTTCACTGAGGAGTGTGTCACGCCCCAGTTCAATTTCCAATCCAAGATGTTTCATGTTTAGCGGTTATCCCCGTCACCTTTGAGGACACCACGCTCCTTTCGGTCTAGTAGTTTGTTGATGTTCATTGTAGCGACCTGCTGCATTGTGTATCCCAACGCTGTACACGTCTGAGACACAAACCACATCACATCCCCTAGCTCCTGAGCTGCAGCCTCTTTATCGAGGTCTTTATCTTTTCTGAAAGTCTTTGCTACCTTCCCGCAGAACTCACCCACCTCAGCAGCCATCCCAGTACTGAGATACTCTAAGGCACGTTCTTTCGGGTAAACCGCAGTCTCTGCAGTTTTCGCTTGGTAGTCAGCGAAGTCTTTAATGTCGATGTCTGAGATCAAAATGGCGCTTCCTCTGCGTTAGTTAAAATGTGTTTGTGCGATAGTCATTTACCGACCACGCTCCATATCTTGTTGGTATTGTAACAGGCGAACTTCTTTGATCAGGCGCTTAAGATAAAACTCAGCTTTCTCCAAATCCTCTATGGGCTTCCCCTTATAGGGGTAGCGGGTGATGTACTTGACTACATTGCCTGCAAAGAAGTTCATGTTGTTTGCTGCTATGAAGTCTACAGGTTCGATTGCACCATGTGTGTAGTGCTGGGGTTTGTTGATCACATCTTCCATAATGCTACAGCTCCAGTATCGTTATTGTATTCCCCAAGGCGTAGGATACGTGCCATCCGTGCGTTCAGGAGTGCATCCTCTTCAGTCTGCCCTGCCTTAACGAATGCACCGACAACAGCATCCCAAGCTGCATCGAACTCTTTAATCATATTGAACTTGGCTAGCAGGGCTTTAGCTTTCACAGCCCCGACTCCACTACAGCCTTTGTAGTTGTCTGTGGTATCGCCAGTCAGTGTCTGGATAAGGAAGTTGCGGTTAGCTTCTTCCAATCCAATGTTGATTAAAGTGTCGTTGACATATAGCTGACACGGGATGGTTCGCATGTCCTTATCAATGGATACTAGGACGTACTCATTGAATGGGTCTGAACCTAAGATGCCCATTACATCATCAGCCTCTAAGTTATCCCAACAGACGGTGTCGTAGTGGTCTTCAATCATTTCCCGTAGTGGGTAATAAATCAGAGGCTTACGTGTACCGCTTCGGTTTGCTTTGTACTCAGGGTTGATGTTCTTCCTGAAGTTGTTCTTGCGATCAGAGAAAGCAATCGTAACTTCAGACGTGTACAGCTTCGTTGCTAAGCTATCGATCTCATCTTTAACAGCAGCATACGCCTCATCCTTGTTTGCCCAGTATGTGTAGACATCCTCATAGACATTCAAAGGCACTTCACACGCAGCAGCTGCTTTGTAGGCGAGAATATCACCATCAATTAGTAGTTTCATTTAATGCCTTCCATGACACAGGGAACTCTGTGCTCATCAATGAGTTAATGTGACGGGCAACCTCTTGGGTCTCGAGCTGTGTGTGTGGGTCTAAGCGCAGCTTACACACCCTTGCAAAAGCCATCAGGCTTCCGCTCCACACCCACTCAGTCATCATATTTTGCGGCAGGATCATGCGTGCCTGCTCAGCACACACACCTTGTTCAATCATGGAGTTGTACATACCAAGGCATGCTTTAGACATGACCTCAGCGTCCTTCTTATTGAAGGAGGTAGCTTCCTCTGATGATGAGCCTTGCTTCACATTCTCAGCAGCTTTGCGCCAGAAACGAGGGATGAAGAACTCTGGTGGTGTGTTCACGTACCGCCTAGAGACCTCATTCCAAGCCAGCCCTACTTGATGCTTAACCAACTGCCGCGCCACAAATATTGGAGCTTTGATACGGAAGCTAGCAAACGCATGGCAGAACGGTGTGAAGTGATTGTAGTTAGCTAGGTAAGAAATGAGGCGCTTGTCCCCATTGGGTAAACCCATCTCCCCACTTTCATCAAGCTCGAACCCTGACTCACGTTGGAATGACACTCGTGCTGCATTCACCACACTTAGATCGGAGCCCATCACATCGATGAGCTTTACTTCCATTTCAGTTACAGTCATGTATTTATTACCTTACAGGATAGATTTGATCGCACGTTTTGCGCTAGGCACATCGATAAAGAACCACTCACCATCAAAGGCACTACAGGATTTCTTCAGCGCCGCGTGTGCGCGTTTCTCCGTCTTGTGACGATCTGTAGTGAATATGGTGTAGTGGACTTTATAGTCCCTATACGGTGACCCTGTGTTGTAAGACCTACAACGGTCATCTGCATCAATCGCCATTCCACACTTCAACCAGCCACCCCATGCAGGATTGCCGATTAGATACACGAAACCTTCTCTGGTACGGTCATACAGTGCTAGAACAGTTTTGCGGATTGATTGTGCACGCTTCGAGGTAGCTAACAGCCCCATCTTTTCATAGACAGCTTCAATACCGCTGGATACGTAGACATCATTGAAAGGGTGATTAGGGTTACCTACACGGTAGCGTTTACCGTTAATAGTCATTCGGGTCTTGTCTTCGAGGAAACGATCTCTAGTGGGTCTCTGCCCAGTTAGCGCCGAGTTTGTATTCGCCGTCCAAGGGGATTCTAATTGAATAATGTTCCCCCGATTTGTTGATTGCTTCGATTGCGATTTTACCGACTTTGTCTGCATATTCTTCCTTTACTAAAACTTGAATTTCATCGTGGACAAAGGCTACTTGCATGTAGTCTTCGCCATCGATAAAGCCTTGAGCCTTAAGCATGTCGTGAAAGATGATTACCCAGCGCTTGCACACTAATGCACCACCACCTTGAAGCAGTGTGTTTAATGCGGCATGGGCACTTCGGATGTGCATCTTGCGTCCGTCTAAGCCCTTGAGGAATCCTCGAGCCGATGCCTGTTCAACAGCATGACGGAGCTTAGCTAGCGCTGGTGTTTTCTCTAGGAACTGTGCCTTTAAGCGCTTACCTGCTTGTGCACCCTTACCAATAATCTTGCCAATCTTCTCATCCCCAGCCCCATATAGGAAACCGTAGATAAACGTCTTGGCAGAATTGCGGGTAGGTAGACCAGCAGCTTCTTGGTTAGCAGTGTGGATGTCCCCCTCTAAGAGGATACGTCCATACTCACCGCCATCATAAGCAGCCATGAAGTGTGCAAGCATGCGTAGCTCAAGCCCTGAGACATCACACCCCATGAGCTTGAAGCCCTTGGGGGCGTAGAACAGTGCACGGCACTCAGCACCATAGGCAGAGCCAACCTTAGGTACTTGACCTAGGTTAGGGTTCTGGTGACTACAACGCCCAGTAATAGCGCCCATAGTTACCATTTCCCCGTGGACTTTACCGTCACGCTCAAGACGCAGCCACGCCTGTTTACCATCGGCGATCTGCCCCAGCCGTTTCTGGATGAGTAGATAGCGTTTGATAATCTCTGCTTCTTCAAACTTACACGAAGACAAAGAAACCTCATCAACCTTGGGTGCGCCCGTGTCGGTAAACACTGACGGCTTCCACCCTAACTCCATGAGCTTCTTAGCGATGTGATCTCGTGAACTCGGATTAAACTCTGTCCATGAAATTTTGGTCAGGGGTATCCCTGCCAAGTATGCTCCCCTGTTCATCTTCGGGGTAAATATCCCATCGTTTGTCCACCAGCCGACGAACCTCTCGGTTAGTTGCCGCTCTATTCTCTGCATCTCGTCCTTCAATTCGGCGCTTAACAGAGTTGCGGCTACCACGTCTAACGGGAACCCGTGCTTTGTTTGTTGAAGACATATCGCGTGTATCTGGTGCTCCATCTCTAGAGCTTCCTGTGAGTAGTTCTCGGCTAGTATCTTTTCGTAAAGCAGCTTTGTCAGCCTCACGTCTTGGATACAGTAGTCGAGCATTTCTTCTGAGAATGTGTCCCATGCTTGTGCTTGTTTACCGTATTCACCTTTATGTACACCTAAGCGCACACCCCATGCTTCGAGGGAGTAACGACCGATTAACTTGCTTTGGAGCTTCCCTTGTTTGTAGGCTTCAAAGTCATCTTCTTTGATGGCACTCCAGATCAACCGTGTGGCAATTAGGGTGTCGAACAGCTCACCGCTAAACTCAAAGCCATAAAGTTTCTTTAACACGGGTAGGTCATACGCCATGATGT